CGTGAGATAGGCCCGCCGGATGCGGGCCCAGCGGCCTGAATAATTATGGATACGCGCAATCAGCCGCGCCCAATAGGTGCCCTGGGCCGCCGCGGGACGGGTGGCGATATACGGATCCATCTCCGTATCCGCGGCCGGTTCATCCACCAGCGTCAGGGTGACATCGGCGCGCCGGGCCACCCCTGCCTCGGGGTCTATCTCGGTGGGCGCGAACTTCGCCGATTTGATGTAGGGCCGCAGCGGATCCCCGGCCGGCAAGGGTGCGCCGACGGTGACAAATTTATACGTCTTTGTGCCGCGTAAATAATTCAGTTTGTCCTGGCAGGTTTTAAAGGTGTTGTAACATTCATTGCCCACGCCCGCCGCGGCCGTGCAGGGCGCCACGCCATAGGTGTTCTGGCAGGTGTCGAGATCCATCTCGAGTACCGTGATCGGGATGCGCGCAAAGTCCGTCATCAGGTGACCACGCCGCTAACGTCGAAAACGAGATCGCAATACCCGCCGGTCCGATGCGGTGTCTTGAATTGATCCTTGACAGCGACCAGGTAGACCTCCTCCGCATGCAGGGCGGGATCCCAGGTGAACAGAAAGGGATCGCGCCCCACATGCACGCGCCAAGCGGGCAGCCAGGTGGCCCGGATCCATGCCCAGGTCAACAGCTCAAAGCGCAGGGTTTCCGACCATTCCTCGAATTTCACGGTACGGCCGAGCGGGTGGCCGAGCTCCGAGCGGTTGTACTGCCCGCGGATCACGCGGCCCGTGGGATCGAACCCGGCGGTAAGATACTCCGGGATGTCCAGCGCCATGCCAAACGCCGCAATGGCCAGCGAGGGGGCCGTGGCGCCGGTGATGCGCAGCCGCCAATAACGGTATGAGGTGCTGGCGATGAGCCGGGCAAACGCATCGTTACTGGTCGGCGTGAACGTATCCACCAACACATCGCTGGCGGAAAAATTATCCGTGGAACCGCGCAGCTCGATAGTGCAGCCATGGGTGTAGAGATCGTGGCCATACACCGACCAATAATCCACGCTCTTAGCCGATGCGCAATCCACCGTCACCGTGGCGGGCAGGCTGACCGGCTTCCACCAGGTGTAGGGGCGGAAATCGCGCAAGTTAAGCACGCTGAAATTTCCGGCAGCGGTGCTCGAGGCCGCCGGCGTGGCATCGTCCAGGCGGTTCTCGTGCAGGATCTTCGGGTAATTGGTGGTCATCAGGCCGCCATCGTGCGCAGGTTCACGCCATCGCCCACGGCCTCATTGAGGCCAGGAATCAATTTATCCCGGATCCAGGCCATGCTGACCATGCCGGTATCGCTCTCGATGGTAAGGTTGACATTCCGCGGCTGGCTGACGGCCGCCGCCTGGTTCACGAGCGATGGCGCGGGAGGTTCGGAACGGGTGTAGTCAATGGGATCCGGAGTGCCGCCTCCTGGGCTGGCATTGAATACCGGTGTGGCGCCGCCACCGCTGCCGAATTGCTGCGAGCGGATGCGGTTGACGTTGGCAAGGCCCGTGGCCAGGGCGATGGCGGCGAACACCAGGCCGATGGGAAAGCCATAGGACAGCGCCGCCGATACGCCGAGATAGGTATTCACCAACGCCTGGCCGATGGCCGCTTTTTTGCCGGCCTCGAATTCCTTTTTCTTGTTCGACTGCATCAGGTTGCCCATCTGGCCGAGCATGATGGAGGTGCCCTGCAACTGCTGGTTAAAACTGCCCTGCATCAGCTGGTTGGACTGCGCCATCCAGGAGGACTGCGCGCCGTATTCGCGGGCGCGCCATTGATCCGCCGCCTTGGAGCGCTTGTCCTGATATTGCGTCTCGAGGTTGGCTTTCATCTCCTCATAGGTCTGGAGCGAGATCACGTCGAGCATATAGGCGTTTTCCAGCAGCATCTGTTTTTGCATCAACTGCTCGGCCAGCACTTCCTGCTCGGTGGCGAACGATTCCTGCATTTTGGCGATGTTGTCGGCCAGCTTATCCTGGCCGCTGAATCCGCCTTTGACGGCAGGCGTGATGGCATCGCCGCCGCCCATGGCCTTGGCGCGCGCGGCGGCGATTTCCTCGGCGCCTTTTTGCGACGCCTCCTTGACCTCGGCAAACCAGGCCAGCACGCCGTCGGCGGGCAGTTTTTTGCTGGCCAGCGCCTCGAGTTCGCCGCGGATTTCCTGCACGCCGTTTTTGCTGACATCGGCGACGTCTTGCAATGCATTGGCGTATTCCAGCACGGGAACACCCATCTTTTTGCCGACCCAGGATTGGCCGATGGTATTAAAAAAATCCTGCAATTTAATTTGCGCGGCAGTGGAGCTTTGAATTATAAAATTGATCACTTCCGCCACTACCAGCTTGAGGGCCAGCCACACTACCTGCAGCCCGCGCACCACGTTGGCGCCATAGGCCACCACCAGGGCCACTTTTTCCATGCCGTTAATAACGATATCTTTAAACCCGCCGGCCTCTTTGGCGGAATCGGCAAACTGATTGCCCAGGGCGGTAATGATCGGGCTCAATTGCACGGCGAGGGTGTTGACTATGCCGCCGAAGGCGCCTTTGGCGCGGGTCATGGCATCGTTGGCCATCTCGATCTTGGCGGAGTCCACGCGATCGAGCGCCAGGCCCCAGGCCTTGGCATCCTCGGTGGCCTTGCGGATTCCGTCCGTGCCATCCGCCACCAGATTGAGCATTTCCGAGGCGCGGGCGCCGAAGATCTGCTGGGCGAGGGCGTTACGCTGGGTAACGTTCTCGACCCCCGCCAGGGAGGTCATGATTCTTTCCAGCTGCTGGTCCGGAGCGAGCGCCGAGAGCTCGCGGGCCGAGAGATTCAGCTGCTGGAAAGCCCGGGATCCATCACCCAGCCCCTGGGCCGCCTGGGCCACGATGTTGACCATGCCGCGCAGGCCGGTGTTCAGGGTCTGGTTGGAGACCCCGGCCAGGTCGGAGGCGTGCTGCAGCCCGGTCATCTTGTCGGTGGCGATACCCAGCCGATCGGAAAGCTTGGCGGTGGCGTCCACCGATTCCATGGCATTTTTAATCAGCACTGCAAAACTGCCGACGCCGATGGCCGCCACCAGCCCGGCAAATCCACGTTTGACAGTGCTTACCGCGCCATCAATCTCAGTCATGGCGCCGCGCACATTTTTGGCGGCCTTTTTCATGTCCGACTCAAGGCGCGCAACGCCGGCGGCAAGATCGATCGTCAGGGTGCCGGCGCTGGTGCTCATGATCGGTTCACACTCCGTTTAAATTCCTGCAGGGCGGCATATTCCATCACCTGGATGCGGGACAGGGCATCGCGGCGATCGGTCACATCCACGGTATGAATGCGCATCACGGTTTCAACGGCGGTGTAATCCAACCCCGTGGGCAGATCATTGGCCCTGCGCCATTGCGTGGCGCAAGCGAGAAACAGGCAGACAGCGATCCAGTTTTCAGAAAACACCTCGAAGGCCGCCGGCTCATCATCGGCCGGCAGAAACTGCTCGATATCCTCGCGCCGCGCGCCAAAGGCCTCCAGGTCATCGGCATAGTGGCCGCGTTCCGCTTTGCCGCCACGCGCCCAATGGCACGCAGCGGCCTCTAGTTTTTTCTTGCGGCGCCGGCGATCGAATCAAAGAAGGCCTGCACGATGGCGGCACGCATGCCAGCGAGGTCCAGCACCACGCTGCGGGTGGCCTCGTTAAACAACACCTCCTCCCCCTCCGGCGTCTTGATGCCGGACCAGCCGATCAGTATCTCGCCGATGAATTGGTCGTCATCCACGGCGTTGTCCAGCGCCTGTTTCTGTATTGCATCGAGCCGCGATTGCGGCAGGCGCTTGAATTCGGCCATGAACTCCGATTTCTCGATCTTGCCGGCGTCTTTCGGCGTGCCGTATTTGACCGGCCAGGTGTAACTGGATTTTTGGGAAAGAATGAATGCCATGGTTAAAGCGCCTTGATGGTGAGCTGGTTGTTGGCGGCGGTGGATTGGAAAATCAGGTCCATGCCCATCATGGCGATGCCATCGGCATCGTCATATTTCGGGTTGGCCAGCTGCACCGCCGGCGCATCGATCTGTATCTTGTTGCCCGCCGTCGTGCCATGCACCATGGCCAATGCGCCGGTGGTCGCGGCGGCGACGGTGGTATACCAGTTCTTGGTCGCCAGCAGCGCGGCCTCGACGGAGACACTTCCGGCGACCTTGCGATTGGTGATGCGCACGTCCTCGGTGGTATTGACGTAGGCCTTGTGCAGCACCTCGTTGCCCAGGTCGAATGACAGGCTGGCCATGATCGCCGCGTAGCTATGCAGCGAAAAAGTGGTGTTGACCTTGTTGACAGGCAGCGGTTTTTGCCAGGCGGTGAGGGTGAGGGTCGGCAGCGCCGTATCCGTCGGCGCGTTGAAGATGCCGGTAAAGCTGTATTTGGCCATGGGGATGCCTTCGTTCGTGAATTCAAAACTCACGTTGCCGCGGCAGCCGGTGACCTTGTGCTGTACGCCGTCGATGGAAAAATACAGCGTGACCGATTCAAACGTCGCCGACACCAGCGCATAGGTAACGTCCACGCCGGCGCTGACGGTTTCCGACAAGCCGCAGGCACGCAGCAACGCGCCCCAGGGCGGAGCGGTGCCGGCGGCGCCGGATCCGGCGAGCTCGACCTCGAGCCCGACCGTGACCTTGGTGGCGGCAGGGATTGCACCGAGGCTCCCGAAATACGGCAGCACCACGTTGCGCTCCTGCATATCGGCCACGTAGGGATCGATAGACAATACCTTGGCCAGGACCGCATTGGCGGCGCCGGTGGGCACGGGATCGGTGCCGTAAACGGTTTCAATCTTCGCGAGTACCGCTTTTTTGAAAAAGAGCATGTCTGGCTCCTGAAATTAAAAACCCGCCGGCGGCGGGTTCGGGTTAGTGGTCGGAGGGCGGTGCGGGCGGTTCTGGATGTGCGGGCGGTTTCCCGGGAAACGCCTGGGCCGGTCCGGCCGGGGCGGCCGGGGCGGTGCGCTCCACCAGCACCCGTTTGCCGGACTTCTTGTCGAGGCGGTAGGAACCGCCCTGCCCTTCGTTTTCGTCGGTCATGGACATCACTCCTCGTGGACCACGGTAAAATCGGTGGATAAAGCAAATACGTCGAGCTCCGGTTCGTAGGCATCGGCCCCCGAGCCCATAAAAATGTCATACACCACCACGCCGGCGATGGTGGTGCCTGTTATGGCGCTGCCATAGCGCTCGAGGGCCAGGCGGATCTGTTCGGCCAGGGACTTGGTTTCCTCGTAGGTCTTTGCCCATCCCGTCACCTGCAGGCGGATCCGCGCCACCCCGGGATTGGTCTGCACCCCCTGCAGGCGGGAGGAATCCACCTGGCGGTACGTAATGCAGGGATAGGTGGGCTCTTGTGGCATCAGCACCGGGTAGATGCGCGTCCCCACCAGGGCCGCGGTGCCGGCGTGGGCAGCCAGCACGGTTTTGATGACCTTTTCGGCTTTCATTTGACTAGCTGATCCAGGCGGCGGCGGATATACGCCGATAAGGCATCCAGGGCGCCGGTGACGCCGGCCTCAAAGGCCGGCCGCATAAAAGGGCGCGCCCGGCTGCCGGGGTGATTGATGCGTTTTGCGAATACACCGCCAAACACGCGCAGAAACTTGCCCGGGCGCGCCCGGATAACGTGCGGCTTGGTGCCGCCCTCCACCATGTGGGCGTAAAACACGCGTTTCTTTTTATTGCCCACCACCACCTTGGCGGAGACCACGCCGCGGCGCAGCGTCGTGGAGATGCGCAAAGATTTGGCCAGCTCTCCGGATTTCATCGGAACCCGGGCGCGGACCTCGGTTAAAAACACCGCGGCGCTGGCACGCAATCCGCCGCGCAGAATCTTGGTTTCCATCTTGACCGGCAGGGTGGCCAGCACCTTCTCGAGCTCGGCCAGGCCCTTGACGTTGCGCAGCTCGCTCATGGGTTGACCAGCTCGGCGGTGATGTCCAGGCCTTCGCGGCGGCCGATTTCGGCAATAAATTTTATGTTGTAGTTTCTGCCTTCATAGACAATGCGGCAGGTGGCGTCCAGGTCGCTGCGGTAATACATGCGGAATCGATACAGCGCCAAGGCGGCCGTCTGGTCAGACTCAAAGGTCTCGTTTCCGGACAAAATAGCGCGGCTGGCCCATACGGACGCGATCAAAGACCAGGTTTCGATGGGTTCACCGAAATCGTTTTGATTGAGCGTGTAGCGTTCGAGATTTACCTTACGGTCAAGATCGCCTGCGCGCATACGTCAAAACCCGTGCACGACATAGGGCAGCATCAACGCCTCGGCGTTGTAGGGCACCTGCATTATGGTGGCCCCCGCAATGGCGGCCTCGCGCCGGGTGTAGAGCTCCCCCAGGATCAACAGAATGGCCCATTGAATCTGGATCGGCACGTCAGCGGCGGCGCCGTAGCCCGCCACAAACTCAATGGTGACATCGTTGGGCATGCCGCGGGTGGCGGGCCAGGACTTGCCATAGGCGGGCACGATACGGCCGGGGCCGGTCGTCGACCCCGCATCGATCACCGCATATTCCGTGGTGGCCAATATTTGCGTGGCGCCGGCGCCGTCCACGTATTCGATGCTGGTGACCGAGACCAGGGGCGCCATCGGCACCTCGAGGCAGCGATCAAGCCGGGCGAATTTCCAGATCCAGGTCTGTGTGATCAGCGCCCGGTTGAGAAAGGTCTCGGCTATTTGGCGCGCCGCTTTGATCAGCGTGGTGATCAGCGTATCGTCATCCGCAACGGTGACACGCAGATGCGCCTTGGCTTCCGTCAGGGTGACGGGTTCCGTTGCCGGCGCGGTATCGAGAATCAGCGACATGGATTATTTTTTGCCGGACTTGTTTTTTTCGCTGGTGTGTTTATCCGCCTCGGCTTTCTCGGCGGCGATCTTGTCGGCCTCGGCTTTCTCGGCGGCGATCTTGTCGGCCTCGGCTTTTTTATGGTCGTCGGTTAGTACAGCCACGCCGCGATGGATGAAATGATGCGCCGAG